CCCAATACTTAGCGGTCATCGTCCAGGTCTCTAATTGGTTGGATACGGTATTGACCATCCCCGTCATCGTCAGACGCAATCACGCACCAGAGCCCAGAAACGGTGTGACTATAGTTAAGAAATTTGGTACGTCCCTTGTCACTGTCCGCTTATTGGTACTCAAATGCGCGTTCGTCGAACGGGCGATAGTTTGTCTGACCCACATATCCAACTCTCCCCCTCAATTCACCCACTTGCGTTTGGGCTAAGTATAGCCTGGCCTGATCCTTGCCGACTCTGCCCAAGTTGTGTCCCATTGAATAACCCGTTTCTATCGACAACCCATTCTAACCGTACATCATGTCTAATACTCCAGACTCGGTCTCGGCCGATGATGTCTTGCACAATTGGATGCAAGAAGCCACCTTGACCACTTTGCTAAAGTGTGAGTCTACGTCGAAGGTTGGTATGACCCACCGTCCTTTGAAATTGTCCAATGGACTATTAAACATGATCGCATGGGCGCGAACTGGTCCGTCGTTTTGACCGTTGCCTTCAATCGTCACCTGGATATCTGTGACTGGTTTGTTGATTATTGCTTCACAGATTGCAGGGTCAGTTGTGGTCATGAAATCATCCCTGCACGCCAGCTCCATGTTAGCTACCGCGATAAACTGCGACGCGTTGATGTCAGTGCTAGAGTAATCGCGGTAGGTGGCTGTCTCCTCGGCCATTAAACGGGGAATTCGCACCCCACTCACTGACGGGTGTGACGGGTCAACTAATGCCTTCTGATATTTGTGCTCGACACTATTAGGCATTAGTTTTCTGGCAAGCGCTATGTTCTTGTTCACGTTGGCTGGGACTTGCGCCAACGTGTTAACATCTATGACTGCGGAACCTCTCAGCGACTGGAATTTGCGTTACCATTGAGTGTTGATCTGTCGCTATTGGTTGTATGCCTCCGTTTGCTTTTGATAACCCCGCACTAACTCGTCATACTCTTCTCTTGGCACCATACCTAGTGCAAAGCTGTTAGTATTCCTGGGTTATCTCACCGCGTCATAGTCGGCTTCCAGTTTGGTGGGTTCGGCTGTGAATTGTTTGGACAAATAGGCCAAGTACTTTCTCCAGAACCCGGTGTTGGCTCGAGCGGCATCCACAAGGAAGTTCTTGTACTAGGATACGTTAAATTGTTTACCCGCAGGGTATTGCGCCACGTATCTTTTCCCCTTGAGGTCATAATCCACCCCGAGTTTGTCATTATGTGAGGTGATCGGGCGGAACAACTCTCGCCGGGCCAACTTAGCTCCTTTCCCCCTCCTTTTCAACGTTTGGTCCCAATATTTCTTACTAATCCCCAGTATCACTCCCATTCTGGCGAATTGCGCGAAGTCTTTGTATGCGTCGTCGTAGTCATCACTGCCCTGCAATACAAAGATCGGGACTTTGAACACTCCCCCTTTGGGAAAATCACTCTTCAGTTCTGCCTCATCTAACGAGTTGAATGACGTGATATCAACATAGCCCTCATCTCCTTCCTTCCTTGCTTGGACTAGTTGCACATTGATCAGGCCGTAGCCATTGTTGTCATCCAACGGTTCAGTAGGCAGTTTGGTCGGGGTGCGTCTACCCAATCTTGGCACCCTCTCATCGTCGTCCCACACGACAAATTTCCCGTACGACATCGTTATTAGTTCTTTTATCACTTACGGGTTGCTGGTTATTATGGTTATGTGTGGTACGGTTTTGGTTGTTTCCGGCTGAAGTCCTAATCGCCCGTAGCACACGACTCTCTCTCTGAATCCATATTGTCTCACTCGCTTGAGAGCCTTGTTGTTCAACTTAAACGCCGTGGCAAATTATGGGTAATCCTCTAGCTCGTACGGCGTCCACAGTGCGGCTTCTATTCCTTGCTCTGATCGCAGTGCCTTGGTAGTGTCGATCATCTTGCGGAAGTCACGCTTGAGGCCTTTCAAGGACGCTTCATCTATCGTCTGTCCCACGGCAGCACGCTCGTAAAGTGCCTCCAATTTGCCGTACTTAAGCCCGTCGTGAGTCCCGGCCTCCTCATCTTCCACCACTGTGTAGTCGAAATCCTTTCCACCCAATGCTTTTGCCACGCCAGTTTGAAGCAGAAATCTCTTCTTCACGGGGTCCACAATTTAGTATTTCTTGAAACTAACCCCGTTGGCCTCAAACTTCTCCCTCCACAGATCGAGTATGACTCCCAAATACTCGTAAAGTTCGTCCGCCACCTGAGGGAAACAGAACGCCATGGTCGCAAAGTGTGCCTGAAGTTTGTGAAGGTGTCGTTTTGACCCAGGCATGAATTTGGCATCTAAGTTGATGGTAGCCTTAACGAAATTCCAGCACATATTTTTACATGCGGTAAGCTCTCCACTCAACTGTTGCTACGCCTCCACTTTGCAGAACTCCCCTTTGAGCTGGTCCTATCCATGACCAGTGGCCTCCGTGACGTCCATGGTGAGGGAAAATCCGAGCTTAGCCGGGACTTCCTACATAATCCGCATGAACACCTCGTCGTTAACGGCCGCGACGTTGTCATCTCCCTCCACTAGGGACGCAAATCTCCCATAATGAATCCCCCCCTCAGATCGGATGGTGGCCACACACTGTTCAAAAGTCCACCCGTATGTCTCGATCATTATTTGGCAACACACACTTTGCCATACGCCCCAATTGATGGCGGTATTGCCTACCGACGTGGTAATTTTCCCAGAGTCTCTGCTCGCCGGTGCCGCCATTTTCAGTCCCCGTATGTTGAAATGCAGGTCACCTTTTGTTAAGGCGTTCCAATGATCAATAATGTGCATTTCTTCAGGGGCAACACTCGTCCGCAGCATCACGTTTTCCACCATCGTGTGGTTCTAATTTTACGTGCTGTCGAATTGGGCGTAATCGCTGGACATTATCCATCTGTAGGCGGCCGCTATCAACGCGCAGAGCTTCTCGCACACCACTCCGGGGGTATCTCCCTTTATAAACCCTGGCAATTTGTAGTAAACCGCTTGAATCACTTTGCCGACGTACCCTGACAACACCCGAGTGTATTTAGTAAAGAAGCTGAGCAATCTCGGGGTTCGCATAGCCGCGAGGAGCATTTCAGTTTTGATGCTGGCTGTGCGTATGTTGTCGTTGGGGATGGGGCCACGGGCTTCGACAAATTAATTGTGCTGCGCCAAGAACTCATCTTTCTCCTTCTAAGACCAGTCTTTCTTATTCTTGACGTACTCTTCAACGTACTCAACAATACTCCCCACTTCAGTGAAGCCTACTTGCTCACGGGCGTATTGGCCTGCTGCCTCAAGAATGAGCGCTAATCTTACCCAGGCTTCGTTGTTGCTTGACGCCGGGGGGGCACTGACTTTCTAATGGGCCCCTTGCATCAACAAGGCGTGATTAGTCTCGTTTGCGTGGATTGCATCATAGTTGAACATTCTCATCGACTAATTGCCTATGACGTCTCTCTTCATCACCCCTCTCGCGATTTGTTTGTACAGCTGCTGGTCGCCTAGGAAATATTTGTACGACACGTGATTCATCTTTCCTGGGACTGGTCCGGAACCGAGGATTTTGGCGGGTTGGTCAGCACGTTCCTTAATGATGGGTGACTGGTCGCATACGGCGCGGTAGGCAGCGGAGGATACTGCGTCATTCACTATGCCGAGGTTTCGGAGGGACACGTCCACGTTACGAACATGATCTTGTGGGAAGACGTCTTTCGACCCTCTGAACTCAAAGCCATTGGTGACGGCCGACGGAGTGTTGCGTATTTGCCGGAACCGCACGTGACCGATTAGTTGATCCAAGAGGCGAGTGCGCCAGTCTTTGTTGAGCTCTTTCCAGCACTCACACTCGCAGTCAACTGGGG